ATGTATTTTGATGGAAGTGGGGATTATATTCAAGCTGTTCCTTCTCTTGATTTTACATCCCTTGGATATGTAGATTTTACAACAGAAATGTGGGTGTATTGCAAATCCTACAATAGCCAGAGTGATACTCGATTATGGATTAATGGATCAAATATTAACTTTGAGTTGCGAAACACGGGTGAAATCTGGCTCTATCCAGGCGCAGGTACATCAACCAATGCTGCCAAATCTGGATCTAATAATCTTCTACCACTTAATCGATGGGTTCATATAGTTGGTCAAAAAAATGGATCTAACGCTGAAATATTTTTTAACGGAATAAGAGTTGCACAAACGTCTGTAACTTGGTCAACAGATACTGTCGGTCGCTCTTTAAGTATTGGTTTTGGACCTTACAGTGGTGGCTCTTACGAAGGTTATTTTAACGGTTACATTTCAGATTTTAGATTTGTAAAAGGCACCGCGCTCTACACCTCCAACTTCACACCACCCACCGCTCCACTACAACCAATCACCAACACTAAGTTACTGCTAAGTGGTAACAACGGTGGTGTTGAGGATTCGTTGGGTAAGCGTACGTTTGAAACTGATGGTAATGCACAGATTGACACTACGGTTAAAAAGTTTGGTTCTGGCGCCATCGAGTTTGATGGTAATGGTGACTACCTCAAAGGCACTGGTTTTGATTTAAGCGGTAAGTACACAATTGAAGGTTGGTTTTATAGACGAGCGCAATCTGGTTATCAAAAAATTTTTGGACAATGTGGTTCCACATGGGATTGGTCGAGCACTGGTGTTCACGTATCTTTTTATTTTGATCAGATTACTAACTACCTTAGGTACGAAATCCCTTATGGTCAAAATGTTTCTCCTTATGTATATGCCATTGCAACTACTTCCGCTCCAGCTGCTGATACGTGGCATTATTTTGCTGCTATTTGTGATGGGACTAATACAAGTTTGTTCTTAAATGGAATACGTGTCGGAACAACTCCAAACATCATTCCATGGACAAATGGACTAGAAACTGAATGTTCTATTGGAGGCAACGGTGGTATGTCAGCATCTGGCACTCCTAGTGCTCACTTTAACGGTTTTCTTGATGATTTCCGTGTAACTGTTGGTGTCGCACGTTACGACCCAACCCAAACTTCACACACCGTACCTACTAAAACTCACCCAACAATATAACTATGCTTATCGGTATTATTGAAAACGACGTTGTTACAAAAATAGCACACTACAAGAATCTTTTCCCAAACACTAGTTTTACCACTAACGGTCCAAGTAATGAGTTTCTTGAAGCTAACAACGCAAAACGTGTCAGCGTTTATCGCGACTACGACCCTACTACGCAACAACTAGTCCGCTCTGCTCCATATGTAGACGGTGATTGGATCTATACAGTGCGTGTAGAAAACCTGGATACCACGGTAACTGCAATTGATGAACCTGTGATTGTGATTACTACTGACACGGATCCAGAACCTATTGGTCAAACAGCAACCACTACTACCCTTGAATCACCATGATCACCCTTATTCGACCCATTCTTTTTTCGTTTGTACAATCTGAAAAGGTAAAACTTTTGATTGTCGATCTGCTCACCATGTTGGCAGAAACTACTGACAACGAAATTGACGACAAAGCCGTTGAGTTTATTCGTAACGGTTTGTTCCCCGCTCCTAAACTCTGATGCCTAACTTAGGGGAACCACCCGCATTCCCCTCTATACGGCTCCCAGAGGCGCCTGTACTACCCCGTCCAGTACTGGAGGTACCACGAGCCAATCTACCCTCTTACAAGCCGCTTGTGGTGCCTCCTAGTGACCTTAGACCACCGCCAGGTATACAGGCAGATGCTAAAGAAGAGCCACCCAAAGGGGAATCACCTAAACCACCTTCACCCACTCTACCCAAAATACCGGACATACGTTACTTTGACGTGCCTGGTACTGAATTAGAGGTACCCTTACCAAGTAATGAAATACTTGTTACTGCAGGTACGACTGCAACTGTTTCCGTTGTAGCCACGCTTACAGCAACTGCGGTATTCAAACGGACAGTGCAAGTCTTGAAACCAATTGTCAAGAAACTACTGACTCGTAAAAAAGAATGATTGAAAACACAAAAAACATGTTTCACAATTTTTTTAGTGAAATAGTTAAAGCCTTGGTACTGGTATGGAGTGCAGGAGTACTTACAGCATCTTATATGGGGATGCTGCAAAAAATGGATCCTACGTTTGTAGCGTCATTGCTTAGCGGTACGCTTGCATCGTATGGTATTTCTCGTGTTGACAAAGACAAAAAGGAGATTAAGTAATGAAATGGATTATTGCTCTATTGTTGTTAGCACCTTCTGTAGCTAAAGCGCAAACTGTTACTCCTCAATTTACACAAGGCAGTATGCAGTCAACGACAACGACTACACAAACTATCACTGAAACCGTAAGTACAAAAGTATATGGAGGAGATTATTCCTCATGGTCTGGAACAAATGTAACCCCTTCGGGGAACATCGCGGATCCCGCAACCACCTATTCAGTAACGAATGCCGGAGAGCAGTTTCAACTAGAGCTAGTGACTCGCGCAGCAGGTGTAGTGGAGGAAATCGACGTTACACGCAATATCTCTACCAATTCTACTACTACCTCGCTTTCTGTGTTCTCGCAGTAACACCGTTACGTGCGGAAGAACCAAAAGTTCAGAACACATCTAATCCAGTAGCAGCAGCCACTGGCAACGTAACCAATCAAGCAGTTCAGTTTCAAAATACTGGTGCACCTTCACGTCAATACTTTGCTGGTAACAATTCTTGTAACGGATCAACTATGACCGTTTCACCTTTTGTCATGGGTAATGACACCAAGCCGTATCAAGACGAAGGTTATGTTGTCAACTATAATTGGGGTATGCAACTTAATTTTAGTGTACCCCTTGATGGTGGTATGGTAGAAACGTGTAAACAAATAGCAAAACGACACGAACAAAAGATGCGTCTTGACTATGAACTAGTCAGAGCACTTAAATGCACAGAAATTATGAAAGCGGGGTTTACATTCCGTCCTGGCTCAAGAGTTGAAGTCTTGTGTCATGATATTGTACCGATTGTATCCTTAAATGAAAAAGAAAGCAACTGAAGACCAATTTAATGAGTTGCACAATCTTGTTACTAGTGAGTTTTTAAGTCGGATTAAATCTGGTGAAGCTACTACTCAAGATTTGAAAGCAGCTTGTGATTGGCTAAAAGCTAATGACATTAGTGGTATTGCTTATGAAGGTAACCCACTTGATAAGTTAGCTAGCGTAATCCCTCAAGTGGATCCTGAACTTGTAAAGAGTAGACTCTATGGCAAAAGGTAAAACAGCACAACACTACGCTAAAAACGAAGCATCTAGACTTAAGCACGTACGAGACAATTCACCCGGTGGCAAATATGCACATTCTAATTCTTACAAACGGGAACATGCCAAGGCACGGCGAAAAGCCGGGTTAATGGGTAAAGGTGGTCCTGACATGAGCAAAAAGAATGGAAAATTTGTTAAAGAAAGCCTTAAAATTAATCGTGCTAGAGGTGGAGCAAAACGTCAATGACCCCACTTCTGCCAACCCCTGATCACTATTTACACAACTTGTTAACCATGACTAGCTCTGAAGCAACCCGTCTGTGGCGTAAAGCCGTAAAGGAACTCTTCGATTGTACATGCGTTTATTGTGGAAAATCTTATGAATTACATGAACTTACTCTTGATCACGTTAAGCCTCGTTCTCTTGGAGGTCAAACGATTGCAAGCAACATCGTACCAGCTTGCACCCATTGTAATCAGAAAAAAGGATCAGAAAATTGGCAGACTTGGATGAGACGTAAATTTGGAGTCAATAGACTTCGTGAACAAGTAATTTTATCACACATTGGATAAATATGCCTGACATTAAAGACTACCGAACTAGAGCTAGGCAGCTTGTTATAGATAAAGGTAGGATGACACCTACTGAAATTTATAACGAAATTGGCAGACCTCCAGAAGGGTACCGATTAAAAGCTGACGGTAAAGGTAATGTTACTAGTGAACAAGTAAGCAATAGACGTGCACGTAGAGGTAGAGCTACTGCACGACGTGAACGTAACATTAAAGTATCTAGACCTAATTTAACACCCGAAGAACAAAAAGA